GGCGATGACGCCTTACGGCAGCGTGGGCTGGGTTAGGCCGGAGAAGAAGGAAGTAACCGACTGGGAGAAGGCCTTCAAGACGTTGGCCGAACGCACTCACGCGCCCGAGGTGCTTCGCGGTATGACCATCGACGATTGCTCGGAACCGAAGCAGAACGAACCCTACCTGAGAGCCTGGTGGAAAAAGTAACTCAGCGTTAAGAAAGGTAAGATCATGGCAGAACAGCAGACAGCAATCGTCCCCGCATCCCGCCCCGGTATCATCGCCAAGTTCGGCGAGCGTTACGACCTCGACGCCAACAAGGTTCTCTCGATAGTCGCGAACACGGTATTCCGTGGCAGCGACAAAGAGCCGCCTCTGACGAACGAGGAAGTCGCCGCCGCGCTGATCGTGTGCAACGCATACGAACTCAACCCGTTCACCAAGGAGATATACGCCTTCCGGTCGAAGGGCAAGCTCCTCATCGTCGTCGGCGTGGACGGCTGGAGCACCATCGTCAACCGCCAGGCCCAGTTGAACGGCGTCGAGTTCGACGAGCACTTCGACGAGAAGGGCTTCATCCACGCGGTGACGTGCAAGATCCACCGCAAGGACCGCGCGCTGCCTACGGTGGTTACCGAGTACACGCATGAGTGTCGCCGCGATACGATTCCGTGGCAGTCGATGCCGATTCGTATGACCAGGAACCGCGCGTTTGTTCAGTGCGCGCGGATCGCGTTCTCCATCTCCGGCATCGTTGACGACGATGAGGCGATGACGATTGATGGCTCACCAGAGTTTCGCGGTAAGCCGATTGATGCCCAGATCGACACGTCGGGTACGCGGACCGAGACGGTGAAGCAGGTGATCCAGCACCGCAAGCAGCGGCAGACGCAGCAAGCGGACGCAGCGCCAACGCAAGCGCAGCAAGAGACGGCGCAGCGCGATGCCCAGCCAGAGACGCAGGCGCAGCCTCAAGAGGAAGCGCAGCCCCAGCAGCAAACCCAAGTTAAGCCAGAGGCGAACGGGGAACTCTGGTAAGTTGCCCGCAAGGGCAAGTGCGCGGGAGCCTGGTAACTCAGGCGGCTGCGACTAGTAGGCGTACGAGTTAACCCGCTAAAACAGGGCGATTATGGCAAACCGGGCAGGAAAACGCGAGCGAGAAGCTAGAAGCCGACACAAGCGGTGTGTAGTAACACGGCGAATCGGCGGGGTGGTCCGAACCCTGAAGCTCGCTCACAAGAAGGATATGGCTGCTTTGCTACGCAGACTGGGACCGCGAGAAATCGTGGTTCACGATTATTCTTCACCTCGCCGTCTAGGAGCGCCTTGGGCCGTACCGGTGGACGATAGCCGAACGCCAGTCAAAAAGGACGAATGAGACGGGCACGTATCCTAGCCGGTAACCAATCCGGCCCGCGCACAAAAGTTCAAGGAGAGAGAAGAATGAAATCGACCATCCGAATCACCGTAATGACCGTACTGTTCACCGCCAGCCTCGCGCTGGCTCAGGCCCCGGTCGGTCGGCAACAGCCGCCCGTCCCCGTAACCAAGCCCGAGCCGCCCACTACCCCGGTACCGCCTCTCACCGCCGCCGAGAGCGAAGCCTTAACGTCGCTCCAGGGCGACTACAACGACCTCGAGAAGCAGCGCCAGGAGATCGTCACCAAGCAGCAGGCGGTTGGCGCGAAGTACCAGAAGTTCGCCGAGGCTATCGCGAAGGAGCACCCCGGCTTTATGCTCGGGCCGAACGGTAACCTCGTCGAACAACCGAAACCGAAGGATGAGCCGAAGAAGTAAGTCGGCGTAACGTAACTCAAAAAGAGAAAGGGAGCGACAATGGCAACCAAGAAAGCAAAGTATGTAATCGTCCGGACCTACTCGGCAGGCGTGTTCGCCGGGAACATGGCTGCGCGCGACGGGAAAGAAGTTACACTCATAGACGCAAGACGCCTCTGGTATTGGGCCGGGGCGGCCTCGTTGTCGCAGCTCGCGGTTTCAGGCACTTCGAAACCGAAGGACTGCAAATTTCCCGTGGCCGTGCCGTCGGTCACGCTCACTGAAGCAATTGAAATTCTTGATGTAACTCCCGAAGCGGAGACCTCGATCAAAGCTGTGCCTGTATGGAAAAGCTGAAAATCGGCGACGGCTCCAGCGACGGCTCCGGCTACGGCTCCGGCGACGGCGACGGCTACGGCTACGGCGACGGCGACGGCTACGGCTACGGCTACGGCTACGGCTACGGCGACGGCTACGGCTACGGCTACGGCGACGGCTCCGGCTACGGCTACGGCTCCGGCTACGGCTCCGGCTACGGCTCCGGCTACGGCTACGGCTACGGCTCCGGCTACGGCTCCGGCTACGGCTCCGGCTCCGGCGACGGCGACGGCTACGGCTCCGGCTCCGGCGACGGCGACGGCGACGGCTAACAGTTATCGAAGGGTGCGGGCTCGGTCTGGCCCGGTATGCCTTGATGGCGCTCAGATAGGTCAAACCCGTTACGCGCCAAAGAAAGAGAAGAGTATGCGGATAAAAATTCTCAAGAAGACGGCGGTCGAGGAGCCGATGGACGAAGGCCCGAACTCCGTTATTCATTCCATCGAGTTCGACTGCATCGATGCCAACTCTCGCGGGTACGCTCAATTCGGCGTTATGAGCGTTACGCCTCGATTGTTCGAAAGCCTCGAACCCGGCAAGGAGTACGCGCTCTACATCCTGCCCGCGCTCACGACGGAAGAGAAGGTGCAAGCCGATGCTTGTTCGTGACTCGGTCTGGGATAAAATCCGCACTCGGTTCGACTTCCAAGAGAAGATCGAGCTAACCAACGCGATCAGCGGGCAGGTTATCTGCCCGAAGGGATTCACCATCGACGCCGAGAAGCTCACCGAGCCGCTCCGGTCGAAGATCCAAGAAGCCATATCGTAGGTAAGGAAAGGCAAGCTAAGATGATCTTCCGTTCGCTCCGTCTCGAAAACCTGCTCTCCTACGAGGAGACCGAGTTTAAACTCGAACCCTTGACCGTGTTCCGTGGCCAAAATGGCGCAGGCAAGTCGACCATCGTCTCCGCGCTCCAGGCCCTCGCCGCCGGCACCGCCGACTGTACTGACGACCGTGGCGCGGGCATCCGCGAACTGATCCGCTCGGGAGCCGAGAAGGCATCCGTCGCCGCCGAGATCGAAGAGTCGGGCGAGACGCGGAAAGTCCGCATCGGGATTACGGAGAAGTCGGGCCGGATGCCGTCCTGCTCGAAAGACTCCGATCCCGGCTATACCGGTCGCGACTACCTCGCCTCGCTCGCTCTCCGCGCCGACGTTCTCGAAATCCTCATCAACTCGAAATCGTTCTTCGGCAAAGGCGACGCGAAGGCGGAGACGCGCCAGAAGGAATTGCTCGCCTCGATCATTCTTCCGGCAATGGTCGAGTTCGATAAGCGCGCTCTCGATGCGGTCGAATCCCTCGGCCTCGCGGTTCGACGCGACCTGAAGCCCTTCGACTTCATCGCCACGGCCTACGACGCGGCGTATAAGGAGCGGACGGCGGTCAACCGGGCGATCAAGGACTGGAAGGAACCCGCGAAGCCGTCCGAGGCCCCGGCGCCTGTCGAGGATATTCGAAAGAAGCTCGGGGATCGCCAGGAGGGCCGTACTCAGGCGGCGGTTAAGCGCCAGGGAGTACTTGGCGACTGGCAACGCGCGATGGTCGCGAGAGCGAAACTCGTCGAGAAGCTGGCCTCGCTCGAAGCCAAACTCCAGACGGATCACAAGCGGAAGGGCGACGTGGGCCCGGTGTTCACCAAAGCCGCGCTCGCCAACTTCGAGAAGGAAGCGAAGAACCTCGAAGCGGCTACGGCGCTCAATAAAGCCATTCAGATTCGTTCAGCCGAGATCGAAGTACTCGGTCGCCAGTTGGCCGCGATCCAGAATATGCTCGCCGGGAAGGCCGAGTGCCCGACCTGCCATCAGGCGATTACCGATGAAGTCCAGGGCGCGCTATTCGAGCCGATTCAAAAGCAGTTCGACCAGAAGAACGCCGACCAGCGCGCGGACTTCGAGAAGCGGAAGGCGCTCGGCGATCCGGCGAAGGCTCAGAAGTTGATCGAGGAGCATAAGACGGCCCAGAGCCAGAACGAGTTGATCGACCGCCATATCGCCGAAGTCGAGAAGGATATCGCGGAGGTCAAGAAGGAGTTGGCGTCCGAGTTGCCGGCTCAGCCCGATACTAGCGCGATCGATGCCGAGATTAGCGACCTCGATGCCAGAATCGAGAAGGGGAACGCGGCGCTCCAGAGGGCGATTACGGTGGAGTCCGAAAAGAAGTACTACGACCAGCAGATCGGGCTTAAGGCCGGCTGGGAGAAGACGCTCGCTACGCTGGAGAAGCTCGTTACCTACTTCGGGCCGTCCGGCGTTCAGGCGAAGTTGCTCGACGAATCGATAGGGCCGTTCGAAGCGAAGATGAACGAGATTCTTCTCGGCTGGGGGTTCGCCGCCAAACTGAAGTTCGACCCCTACGAGTTCCGCGTCGGCTTTACGGGTCACGACGGGTGGTACTCGTTGAAGACCATCTCGGCATCCCAGCGCGCGATGTTCGCTGTGGCCTTCCAAGTCGCGCTGGCGAAGACGACGGGGAACAACTTCGTCGTAGTCGATGCGGCCGATATCTGGCTCGACGCGAACCGGACCCAGCTATACAAGAACCTTATGCGGGCCGGTCTGGATCAGGTGATCGTGCTCCAGTCGGATACGCGGCGGGAGATTCCGCCCGCGTCGAACAGCGCGTTCTATATGCTCTCGCTTGACGGGAGCGCGGCGATTCCGAAGACGGTGGTGGAGAGGCTTTAACCGGCAGCGGAGTTGCTGCGAAGGGAACGACAAATGCACGGCACAGTAGTCTGGTTCAATAACGCGAAGGGGTTTGGCTTCATCAAGAATAACGAGTCGGGCGAGGAGTATTTCGTCCACTACTCCGCGATTGAGGCCGAGGGGTATAAGCAACTCGACCAGGGCCAGCGGGTGACCTTCAACGTCGAGACCGGGCCGAAGGGGAAGCCCCAGGCCGTCAACGTCAGAGTCGTGGCGTGACCAAGCCCATCGGCACCGGCCAACTGTTCGAGGAGACGGCGAAGTCGGCCTTCCTGCGCCTTACCGGCTCGCGCTATGATTCGATGCGCCAGCGGCTGGAGCGGAAGAAGAACGGGCCGACGCTCCCGTTCACGAAAGAGGAGTACCGCGCCAAGGTTCTGGCCGCGATGGGCGGCAAGGACGACGGGTTTATCAAGTGCCGCTACTGCTCCGGCTTCGTCTCGCTCGAAGAGGTCGCCTCGGACCACGAGATGCCTCTATCGCGCGGCGGGTCGCCGGGGCTCGATAACATCGGCCTCCCCTGTAAGCGGTGTAACTCGCGGAAGGGGGCGCTGACGCCGGATGAGTTTCTGGCGCTAATCCGGTTTCTCGAAGTCGAGATACCGTTAGGGCGTCTCGACGTGCTGGAGCGGCTGGAGAAGGCCGTTCAGACGATGGCCGGGCAGCGGTTTAACTCGGGCGTGATTGGGGAACTGAAGAAGTCCGGGGCATGGCAGGCCGCGCGGGATGCGCGGAAAGCGAAGAAGAACGGATTGGGGGCTTTCTGATGGATCAACCGCAGGCGAAATACGAGGGCTGGACCCTCATCGAGCTATTCGGCCATGGCACCGAGGCTGGATATGTGACTACGCAATACTTTGGCGATAAGGCTATGTTCCAAGTCGACGTGCCGGAGATCCCAGCCCGCGAAGAGACGTTGGAGTCTCCGCGATATGTCGCGCAGCGATTCCTTCCCGAGGGTGCCGTAATCGAGCGCGAGGCCATCGCGGGCCGTACGCGGCTTATCAGCCCCGGCGCGGTATACGCGATGAACCCGGCGACTAAAGAGGCCGTAATCGAGGCTATCAGCCGAAGCGAGCGGCGCGAAATCAAGGTTCTGTCGATTCCCGAAAAGGCTCAGCAAGTGCTCCTGCCGGGAGAGACCGAGACGCGAGCCACCGGCAGCAGAGAACTCATTTACGACGAAGACGACGAGCCGAACCCGGAAGACAATTGAAAGGAATAAGCATGGCGAGGATTCAAAAATCGACTGAGTATGTCCGGCATACGTACACGCCGGAAGAGTGCCTCAAGATGGGCCAGGACCTGGCCGGGGCGCACAACCGACTAGCCGCAATCGACGACGAGGAGGCCGTCGTCAAGTCGAAATTTAAGGAGCGTAAGGCGACGGTCGAACAGTCGATCAACAGCCTTTCGCGCGATCTTTCGAACGGATGGACGATGCAGAACGTCGAGTGCAAGCTCAGCTACGGCGAGCCGAACCCGCTCGAAGTCACCTACCGGCGTATCGATACGAGCGAAGTTGTCAAGGTCCGCGCGATGAACTCGGACGAGATGCAGGAGGAGTTGCCGCTTACCGACCGCGAGGGCGAAGTCGTGGTGATTCCGCCTGCCGAGGCCGAGGCGAATACGGAGAAGTCGGCTGAGGCGATTGGCGAGTTCTTCGGTCCCCAAGAGACGACGGCGACCGACCAGCCCGAACCGATTGCGGATGGCGAACCCA